ACTTTTTGTCGCTCCCTAGACATAGCCTGTTGTTCTTGAAGCTGGCGAGTTCTAATAGCATTTGCTTCAGTCATGGAGCGTTGCACTTCCAACTGCTGTAGTTTCTGCTGGTAAGCCTGTTGATCTCTAATAGCTTGTGCTTGAGCTTCGCCCTGTTGATTTGCGTAGTTGGCTTGTGATTGGTATTGGGCGTAAGACGATGCAACACCTACGGCTAGACTTGTTAATGCTATTGCTGATGCTGGTTCACACATGGCTTTTTATCTTTACAAACTCGTAAAAGTTTTCTCCATTCAAACCAAAGTTGTCCTTTTTGTTTATGATTGAGAAGCCTAACCACCGCAACCACTTAATGTGGAGAGTGTTTTTCTCATGTATGTAATTAAACAAAATAGGCTTAAGTTCAAGAAAATAGTTTACCCATTCTTTACATCCCCTCAAGAAGGGTCTTTTTATTTGTAACATTTTATCTGTACCCATCATCCAAATTACTCCAGTATCCTTTTGTGGAACTAGCCCTACTAACGCAACTGGTTCACCATAAACAAGTAATGAATAACAAGGGTTACTGACCCATAGACTTGCCATTAGTGCAACAGACGGATTTGATTTTGTCGTGGCTTTTAGTTCTAACAAATCTGCTTTACGAAGCCTTTTAGCGATGTATTGAGCATCAGCTTTTCTAGCTACTCTAACTACACCGCCCCACTTTGGATAACTAGCTAGAACCTCTGGTCGATCTTGCACTATATAGAGCCTCCCACTCTAGGGACAACAATGAGCATCCGTAAGGGGAATCATTAGTTATAAGCACATTCATTTCATCTGCTTTAGTAAATACAGGGAATTTAAACTTACCTTCTTCAAAATTAACATAATCTAGGTTAGTTGGCCCAACTCCTAAATAATTAGGTACAAAGTTATATAAATAAGTATAGGTATAGGTGTCTTTGTATTTAGGAGTTACTTTAATCTGAAAATAACGGCTGTTGGAGTACAATAAGATTCCATTACGAATTTGTAGTCTTCCGTCAGCTATTGCTGATTGACCACGACCAGAAGCAGTACGAAGTAGTGGCTGGCTTAAGTTGTAATTCATTGTGTAAGTAATACCGCAAGTAAGGTCTGTAGATGGAGTATAACTAGACAAGTTAGCTTTAACCATAATTTGAGTAGTTTGAAGTACACCAGTACTATTAAATTGAAGTGCGTTAGTAGAGCTATTTCTATATACCCTGTATCCTTGGTAGGTAACTCCATCTTTTACTACAATTACTTCTGAAGCTGGTACTTTAAAATATCCGCTAGAAGATGTATTAGTTCCAGAAGACCAAGTAGGAGAACCATTTAAATTAAATGGAGTAGTAAAAATTGTGTAAAAAGCAGTTGAGCCGTTATCAGTAATGCTTCCGTTGGATAAAAAAGTAATATTTGTTGTTTTCTTATCCAAATGAATTTTAAAAGGAGCAACGCTTCCTATACCAGTATTAGGAGATACTTTATCAATATCCAAATCAATAACTCCCATAGACCTATTACCATTTCTAGTAATAATTAAATATATTTTACTATCATAAATCTCTGCTGTTTCTACTACTGCTCCAGACCCAAAATCAAATTTAGACCATGCAGATTGTACTTTTTCTGCTCCATTATAAAAAAATTTGTAAACACCAATTTCATTTTGATTTCCAGTAGAATCGCTTAATGTAAGAACAATGTTATCTATTTCAGACCCAGCAATTAATTTAGCAGACCCAGATAAATAAGTAGTTAAATTAGATGTAATATCAATACCATCCAACAAAGCGGTATCGCCATTAATATAATATTCTTGTACTCCTGTATAATTACCACTTCTGTCAAATGTAAATAGAATTTTTGTACCCACGGCTTTTGGTGGGCAGTTACTATTTAAATCAAAACTTGTAGATTGCTGAAGTGAGACGCTTTTTGATGTAAGCTCTCCGTCTGATTGAAGAGAAAACTGAACTTTATCAGCAAACAAAACAAGTCGATCATAAAAAGGAACTGCATGATATAGGGTTCCTACTTCTGAAGTGGATGATGTTATATCAATAAAATCGCTGTCTAAAAGTTGTGTAAGAGTAGTCCTAAAGAAATTAAAAAACTCTCCAGCTTCACTTAAAATTACATTTTCTCCAGAAAGCACTCCAAGTCTATTTTTATAGAAAAATAAATTTGTAATTGTTTTACCAGAAAAACTAGGAAATGGATTAGAGTCGTTATCTCCAGCAATCCGCTGACCCCAAGATTGACTTTTTGTATATGCTGTACCTCCGTAAGTTTTTGTATTATCTCCGTTAAGAGGCGTAAATAAAAATTTGCCAGTTGCAATTTTAACTAATGCGTGAGGCATTGTTGATTCATCAAATTTATACTTAACTGCTGGTGCAACACACTCTTCCCATACTCCATCGCTAATACCTAAAACACCTTTTGGTGTGGTAGTAGAATTAGAACCACTTGGCAAATAAGTAGTAGGAGTAGAACTATTGTGTTTTACATAATACTCATCTCCTGTGTCTTCTGGAAGTCCAGCTACTTTAGTTACAAAATTGTGGGGTGCTATTGTAGGAAGATCAGTAAAGTTTTGAACTTGATCTTTAATTGGATAAAAAAGAATCTGACCATATCCGTCATCAGTAATAATATCAAAATCTACAGCTTCACTTTGAATATAAACATTAGAGCCTTCTTGAAATATTTTATAGTTGGCTGTAGAAAAAGGAGTATTAGGAGTCACACTTAATCCAGCAATAAGAGCTTTAGCTATTGCTACAGGTGTGTTTCCTCCATCAGTAGTTTTAAAAGCATCAAAACCATCAGTTCCTCCAGAAGGATTACTTACATGGCCTTCTCCGCTATTTCCAGTACCAGTAGCATAAGTAATTCCAGTATCCTTGGCTACAATCTTATAATTCCAAGTTATTTTTCCAGAAGGATTATTTTTTTCACGCCCTGCGTAACCCTGCTTAACTACAATCATACCTTGATAAACCTGTGTACTACCCGCCAAAGCTCTTGAAGTAAGACTAGAAGATTCAGCTACAACTTTATTACTATTAACAAAGAATGTGTAATCAGCAATAGTAAGTGATTTAACGCTGGTTTCTGTTGCCCCGCTAAAATAATTAGTAAGGGTATTACCAGTACTATATTCGTAAAAAGTCTGCTCATTACCAGCTAGATCAAACACCCTCATGCTTTTAGCATTGGTAGAGGTGTTATTTAATAGAATGGCAATATACCTTTCTCCGTTACCCCTATTAATCCAATGGTAACTTACAGGAGAGATATTAGTTCCATAAGAAAGGTCTCTAATCCAATCTGTTCCTGGCCTTTTTACAAGTCCGTGAATTACACTAGAAATAGCATTAGTTTGTTCAGAAGCCTGTGAAGACAGCTTAAAAGCATCCGCTTGTTGAGAAACACCAGATATAAGGTTCGGAACACTAGTCCGAATAAGATTCTTTGCGGTCGCAGAGGTTTTGCCTACGGCCATAAAGTTATACAATCGAAGGTCGGCGTGAGGTTACTTTTCCAATATCGTACTGGTCAAGAATGTTATAGTCAGCCGTTTCATCTTCAGCGTTTTGAAGAGCAAGCAAAGCCGTTGTCTCTTCTTCAGAGCTAAATGCTGAACCTGTTGCATCACCAATCATACGCTGTTGAAACAAACGGGCAGAACGAACAATAATGTAGTAACGAGCTTGTTCTGGCATTTCTGCAAAAGTGCGTAAGTAAACAACTTCAGCTTTTAAAGGAGATGTAAATTGGTAGGTATGATTTTTCTTATCGTAAAGTTTAGTTCCACGCTGGATTACATCAACATTAGAATAAGTCCGTTCATCCACATCCACACGGACTACATCAGTACCAAGTGTAATTTCTTTGGTAACCGAGTCTGGGGTAAGAGTGACATCAGATTCAGTATTCCAATGCCATCCACGAATCTGCGTTGCACGATTAACCTCTCCCAAGATAATGTAAGCAATACGGGTATCAGCAGTTGATTCGCTAATCGTATTAACAGGAGACTCACCAATAGTAGTGAGCATTGTATTAACGGCTTCTAGTTCAGTTGTAGCTACTACTGGAAGTGCCATATAGGAGTAATATAGACAAAAAAGAGACCGCCAGCCAAGCTAAAATTCACTTCACTCGCCAAAGGGAAACACAATAACCTTTGGTTTGCCGAGGATGTGACAGCTTGACTGACGGCCCCTAGAGTACCTAATTATTAGGCAGACTTGACTTCGTAAGACGCTTCGGGACGGAGAACTCCGTGTCCAACTGCGTACTTCGCAACCATCAAGGTCGCCTGTCGCTCAATCTGGTATTCGCTCTCAACCGCCACATCGAGGAGCTTGACGCAACCCGTAGAGGCAGGATGGAACACAATCGCTTGCGTGTTCGCATAGTTGAGTCGGCGTGAACCACCAGAGGCTTGCTCTGGAATCGTGGTATCAGACGACAAGTCCGAAGAAGGAATGTTGTTGCTCTTTACGATGGTTGCACCACCGATCATAGCGACCTTTCCGTTCTCGAACACGCCCGAATTGCTAGTATAAGGAGCCTTGAAGTCACCCTTTGTGAGGGCATCAATCAAGAGCCAATACTGGGCAGGGCGAACAGCGATGTATCGGTTATCCGAAGGCACATCACGCTCGTCAAGCTTACGCAAGCCAGTTAGAACCGCACCTGCAAGAACAGAACCATCTGTTCCAGAGCTAGCAGTCACAACTGAATGATTGCCAGCAGTCCAAGTATCAGAGGTTCCCGAATCTCCGTCTGGGCCGTTGGTTCCGAAGTTGTTAGCCTGTCTCGCAGCGGAAATGATCGTTTGTGCAACGGCCTTATCAAAAGCCTTTGCCAACGAACGACCAATTTCAGTCGAGTAGATAGAACGCACATCAAAGTGGTTCATCGCTTCGTCAATGTTAGCCAGCAATACAGAAGAGGTCAGCAATCCTTCGATTGTGATAACCTTTTCGGTATGCGACATATTGTTGAGGTAACCGCTACCTTCGATGACAGAGTCACCAGCGGTATGATATTTGGTCACAGCCGTTCCAACCACGGGGAACTGGGCAGATTTGCCATTCTCAATGGTGCGGGTCGTTGTGAGTTCTTTGAACAACGCTTCAGTCTCAAAAGTCGTCAGCACTTCGCCAGCGAACTTCTTAAGAAAAAGCTCTGTTTTATCGCTAGAAGCAGGGAGATTAGCACCTGGACGAGCGAGAGTATTAGTAGCTAGAGCCATATTATTAGCCCTTTCTTTGTAGGTGTCGAAGCCCGATTAAATCACACGATTCAAAACGAACTCCAACAATTCTTGGTTGTTCGCTCTGGTATATCAATCTGTTGCACCAGCGATTGTCCTCCGCAGAGGGTCGGGGCTTCGGAAAGCTTTTCCAAAACTTGAGTGTTTATTTACTAGACTGCGGGGCTTTGTCAAGCCCTTCTTTAGCATCAGCCCCTACAGAACCCGTGTACCATCCTTCGGGAATCTTTATCTTGTTCTGGCTCAAAGCCCAATGAGTCCCATCCCAGACATAAACTTGGCCTGTAACATTAGGCCCGATACGAACAAACCCACCAGATTCGTCAACGAATACTACTTTTTTTGCTTCTGTTAAACTCGCACACCCTGTCGTTAAAAGCCCTACGAATATAAAGAGGCGGGGGAGAGCCATCAGAAGCCTTAACTTCACGGACAGCCCTCCCCGCCAATGCGGATACCCAAGCTTGCAACAAAAATGCAAGAGCTTGAAATATCGCCAACCACACGCTTATTACTCTTTGTTCTTAAGGGACAGCCGTGCCCCAGTATAACCAAGTGCAACAAGAGCAGTAGTAGCTACTCCAAGAACCTGTTGCCACGGGCCTTCTAGGGGAAGGATACCGCTAGCTGACACAGCACCAATAATCATGGCGACTACTGACAGCCAGAACTCTGTAGTTTTATAACCAGCTTTTTTATTTTCCATATATATCTCCTTTAGTTGAATATGTTAGATTTGGCAAGTCGATCTTCAACATCTTGACGATATGCCGAATCTTTCTTGTATCTTGGGTCTTTCATAGCTTGAACAACTTCTGCCGTGCTACGAAATACATTAACTGGCCCAGAAACAGAAGTCTCACCCGCCAGCAAACGAGGCTCTAAACCACCAGAATTAGCCCTAAAACGGGCGTAGATGCCCTTGACTGCAAAGGAAGCCTCATCCCTATTACCGCTAGAAACAGCCCTGTTATAGGCTTCTAGTTCGGTTTCAGATAGGGCTTCAGATGCCCAAGCACTCATAGCCTTGAACTGCTCTTCTCCTCCTACTTCAGAGATAATGGCTTGAGATTGAGCTTCTTGAGTAGCCTCAAAACCCTTCATGTACTGATCTACATACTCTTTAGGGATACCTTTAGTAGCCAATTCAGAGTAGGTTTCATCAGAAAGCTTTCCATTAGAGAAGTATTCATCGCTGTACTTCTGGAAGCCACTAACAGGCTGTTGAGTTGTATCTTGAGGCTGTTCTGGCTTTGTAGCGTCCTGTTTAGGCTGGCTAAAGCGTTTTTCTAGCTCTGCATAGGATTTAGCCATTTCCTCTGGGGATTTAAACTTCTCTGGAAGCCAAGTAGGACGAACCTCTTGAGAGGCTGTTTGAACTTCCTGTTGGATTAGACCGCCACCTCTGGGGTCGGCAATAGGCTGATTAGGGGCATCAGCGGGTGTTTGAGTTACGGGTGTGCTTACTGCTTGCATTGTGTTTTACTCCTTTGTTGTGTTGTTTACTGACTAGGTTGAGGCTGGTTTAGAGCCTGTGGCATATTTTGGCTAATAGCTTGGGCAAGTCCAGCTTTAAATCCTTCGCTACTATTAGCGATTTGACCCATGCTGGAAATGGCCTGTGGGCCTAACTTCTCGACAAGGCTCATTCTTTGCTGTTGTTGCATAGCTTCATTGTTTTCTGCTTTGACTTCTTCTTGGTTACGAATCAGCCCTTCAGTATCAATACCTAGACTGGTAGCTCTACGAGCAAGGTAATTCTCAATGTTTACAAATTGAGGCACAGCTTGTGGCCCTAGGGTTTGAGCAATCCCTTGAATAAACAGA